GCAATAGAAGACGATTTTGATAGCACACCACCAACGGAAGCTATAACCGTTTTAGGAGACCTTTACGAGATAGGAGAGCATCGTTTGCTTTGTGGGGATAGTACAGATAGCGACCAAGTGGCAAAGCTAATGAATGCACAAAAGGCAGATATGGTATTCACAAGTCCACCTTATAATGCAAATACAAAAGCAGGACAAGGAGATATATTTAATAAAAAGAAAAGTATTAAATTATATGATGAAGGATATTCCGATAATTTAGATAGCAATAAATACATAGATTTTGTTGTAGAAGTATTAGATAATTGTTTTTTATATACAAATGGATTTATATTTTGGAATGTAAGTTATAATGCAAATAGCAGATTTGAATATATTAAGCAAATATCAAATCATTTAGACTTTTTAATAGAGCAGATATGTTGGAAAAAATCATCAACTATACCATTTAAAGGTTCATTAATGAGAGATTGGGAACCAATATATTTATTTAGCACAAATGGAGATAAATTAGGATTAGATAAAGTTGTAAGTAATCATTGGGAAGTATCAAACATCGGTAGTCAGCAAGACAATCATAAGGCTTGTTTTCCTATTCAATTACCATTTAAAGCAATAGAATTAGTTAAAAAATCAGAGTTAATATTAGAACCATTTTGTGGTTCAGGTTCAACAATGGTTGCTTCGCATCAACTTAAACGCAAATGTTATGGTATGGAATTAGACCCAAAATACTGCGATGTAATAGTAAAGCGAATGATTAAACTAGACCCTACTTTGAATATCAAACGTAATGGAGTTGTAATTGATAAAAAAGAATTTGAATAAAAACCAATGTCAGAATCAATACATCACCCAGTTCATTACGGAGGAGATAATACCTACGAAGCTATAAAAGTAATCGAACACTATAACCTAGACTTTCACTTAGGCAATGTCTTAAAGTACATTCTAAGGGCAGATAAGAAAGGCAAGGAGCTGGAAGACCTAAAAAAAGCACAATGGTATCTGAACAGGAGAATAGAACAATACGAACATAATATTACTAAACGACAAAAAGTGTCGCTAAACGAGCAATAAACGACCTATGGCAAAAATTGATAATCTTAAAGGTAAGGGGGTTAAATTCTCAAAGGACTACCAACCTTCACCAGAGAATAAATCAGCTGGTAAAAAGAAAATAAAGACCATTAAAGACGCATTAGTATTTATAGGTGAGCAGATAGCTAGTAAAAAGAATACTATAAATGGCGAGTTTGAATTTTCAATGGAGGCTGAAATCATTTATAAGCAAGTTGAAAAAGCATTGCAAGGCGATACTAAGTCCGCAGAGTTCATGGCTAAGATAGGAGGTTGGGAATCACCTAAACAGGTTGAGCAAAAGAATACCCACGAAATGATAGGACTAGCAGCAGAGTTTGTGGATAGGTAATAATGCATATTAATAAAGTTCAATTCGATAATAAGTGGTTTAATCCACTATTCCATATACTCTGGGATATTGAAACTAAATATCCGAATATAAAGCACGTTTACATCTATGGAGGTAAGTCATCAACCAAAACTTATACGGTAGCACAATTCGCATTGATTAAAGCTGCGGTATATGGAAAGAACACCCTAGCCTTTAGAAAAGTGTCTGACCGTATGAATGAGACGCTAATAAGCACATTTAAGAAGGCGAGGCGCACCACAAAAGTAGAAGCCGCAATAAATGTCATGGATAAAGAGTTTCGGGCCTCAAAAGCACACATTAAGTTTAAAGGATTAGATAGTGAGGATAGCGCAAAAGGTATTGAGGATTATTCATATATGCTATTTGATGAGCTTGACCAATTCAGTCAGGAAGAGTACGAAGAGACTAGACTATCATTTAGGGGGGAGGTATCTAAGATGTTTTTCTGCACATGGAATCCAGTATCTGAACATTTATGGATTAAGCCTTACCTAGATAGAATAGAATGGATAGACAGCGAATACAAGCTACCAAGTCCAGAAAGTTTTATTAAGATGTCCGCAGACGGTGCAAGGCTACTAATTAAAACCGACTATAACGATAACTATTGGTCAGTCGGCTCACCTTGCGGAACTTATGGATATAAAGATGATGCACTAATAAGAGACTACGAACAGTTAAAGACATACAATTATAATAAGTATAGAGTAGTGGTGCTAGGTGAATGGGGAATAACGGAAGTAAAAAGTCCAGCGGTACAAACCTTTGACGTTAGTAAGCACGTTGGCAAAGTAACTCCATTAGAACATACGCCTTTATTATTTTGGGTTGACTTTAATATTGACCCTTTAGCCTGTACTGTATGGCAGATATACCGAGAGGACGGCAAACATAAGATAAGAGGAATAAGGGAGATAACCATTAAGGCTAAGGAGGGTATTCATAACACTCAGCAGCTAATAGACCTAATCAAACTGCAATACGCAACTAAGCTACATTCAATATGCTTTACAGGTGATGCTACAGGTGCAATGGGTAGGGCAGAAGGGTTATCTAATTGGATTCAGATTAACAAAGCATTCAATCTAGGGAGACGTTTGCAAGTTCCCAAATCAAATCCAAGTGTATTGGCATCTATTGACTTATTGAATTATGTATTTTATAACCACCCTGACATATTACTAGATGAGAGCATGACCAATACTATATTTGAATTGCAGCATACCGAGAAAGATGACAAAGGACTAATTAAAAAGGATAGGAAGTTGGCAGAGCAGCGAGCAGACTTTATAGATTGCATACGTTACGGATTTTCGTATTGGTTTATGTTAGTGGACGACATTCAGAAATATCCTCACAAATTTGGAATAAAATAAATATCTTTGCACTAAATTACATAATAGGTATGCCTTGCATTAAATGCTCAACTAATAAATGGAAAATAGGTAATGGTAGATGTATTTACACTTCATTACAAGATTGTGAGCGTGCATTGAAAGCCTACTATGCTAATGAAAGGAAAGAAAATGAAGTTAAAAAGAAATAAATTAAAAAGGAATATAAATGATTAGTGAACTAACTGAAATACTCTTATACTCATTGATGTTGTCTTTATACATCAATGCCTTACAAATTATGTTCCAAGCTGAAATGGTATTGAACTGGCTTTATACATGGTTAGAATCTAAGTTTAGAAACCGCAAAATAAAAAGCAAATGGAGAAACCATGAAGGATTACTTTACATAGCTAAACCATTATTCGCTTGCGCATCGTGTATGCCTTCCATTCATAGCTTACCTTTACTATTTATACTTCCACTATGGAAAGTAGCTATAATAGCAGTTATAAGCATAACAATTGCAACTTTAATTAATGATAAAATATTTGAATAATGCCAACACTATGTGAGCCGATTATAGAATTAAGCATCTGCGACAAGAACGTCAAGATAGCTGAGAACATTCAAGACCTAACCTTAATAGTTTATAAGGGAAACCAAAGACAATGTAGCTTTGAGATACCTAGCATAGCAGGTGATATAGTGTTAACCGATACCGAAATACTAGAGTTCGGAAGTACTGCTCACACTTTCAAACTATATTTAAAGTATGCTGACAACAGTAGAGCTAACTTTCAATATTATAATTGTGAAGGCGATGAGATGCAAAGCGAAGTTATTAGATTAAGATTTATTGAATGCGGTGATTTAAATGATGTATTGAATGAAATTTGCTAGTATAAAAGAAAAGCTATTCCCTAAAAAAGTAGACTCTGGAGGAAAAAGCGTTCCAATGCGATATGCCTTTACCGGTGCAAGTGGTCATAATTATTATCATTATATCGACGCTGCCAATGATATGAACCCAGCTCGGTATATTGAATATTACTTACCAATGGTCAAGGAATACTTTTTAGGTATTAAGCGAACAGAATTAGATATATTCTTTAGCAAGTGTAAGGGATATGCTAATATAAAGCAATACGAAGCCGCTCACCTAGTAATGGAGGAGAGAGCAAAACTAAACCTAGATACAGGAATCATTTATGATATAATGAGCGTTCTATATCTGCGAGGTGACGAGAAAAACGAATTTGTAGACCAACTATTCTTACAGGAAAAATCTAAGGACATTAAGAACACAATGCGAGCAAGTGGAGGGGCTGACAATGGTTTTTTTTTATGTCCCGAGTTCAGGAACTTTTTAAAGTCGGCGAATCTATCGGACATAGATTGGAGTTCATATACACGAATAGCGGAAAAGAACATCGAGATATTGGAGGAGACGTTGAATTTAATCCGCAACTCCGACCAATTCAAGAATATAACGAGTACACCGAAAAAATAAAAGAACAGTTAGTTTATATTTGCCAAAATGTAGACGATTATAATAGAGTATGGAACGGAACGATGCGAGACTATTACTTTGCTCTCACTAAGTTCATTCAAAGCATACCAAAAGAAACCAAAAAATCCAATAAGTAGCGAAGGCTTAAGGATATTTCATAACATTTAAAATCATTAAATATGATAGATGAAATAGTAATAAAAGCCAGGTTAGATACTAAACAAGCCGAACAAGAATTTGACGAACTCAAAAAAAAGGGCAATTCTACAATATCTGATATTGAAAAAAATGAAGTCAAATTAAAGGTAGACCTAGACACTAAACAAGCAGAAGCCAAAGTAA